CACCAGTGACAGACGTAACCGTCGCGGGCGAGGACGATCCGCCGGTTGCGTTCGAAGACCGGGCCGTAGCCGTGGCTACTCATTGATAGCCGTCTATCACCCGGCGGCGTGCAGCGTTGACGGGATATCCTCTGGTTTTGGACTCCAAAAATCAGCCGATCGATCAGTGGATGATTCTGCATAATTATGCATCGCAATTGCATCATGTCGATGTTGGATGAGCCAGACCAGGCGCTCATCGCCCAGCAGATCCAGCATGCTCTCAACCTGTCCGAATCCCTGATTGCAGCGCATGTGCGCCAGTCCACGTATGCACTTGCCGCATGACCCAACACCTTCGCAGCAGGCGTGGTCATGGTCCACCGTGATGTGGTCCATGCCGGCCTTGCCATATGAGCTCAGGCGCCAGGCCAGCGAATCACCACAGAACCAGCACAGGGGGTGGATGGCCAGGCTACGGATCTGCTCGTCTGTCATGTGGTACAGGTTGCGCCACGTCTTGAAGGTGTGGCGCAGATGCACGTGGTCTACGCACAGCAGCAGTGGCCTGCTGTTGCGTACCCTTGTCACGACAACATCGCAGACCAGGCAGGGCCCACTTGCCACTGAGCCCAGCGGCGCCTGCTTCACACCTCTCGCTGTGTAGTTGATGCTCGTCGCGTGCAGCTCGCAGTACTTGGCGCGCTGCACCTGCCGGCGCTGTTCGTCGCACCAAGGCACAGCGCAGAACGCATGCCTACTGCATCGCCCACGCTGCTTGGCCTGGGCTCTGCAGTTGTCGTAGTCGCACTCATGCTGCTCGCAGTAGTAGCGACCATGACCAACAGCCTTGGCTGCTGTGCATCCTGGGATCTGGCAGCGCGCCTGTCCTATCGGCGTGGCCATCAGCGTCCGATCAGCTGGCGCAGGTAGGCCAGTGCGATCACAGCGAGCTCAATGACGATGAACCAGCCTTGCGTCTCTGTCATGTCAGATCCTCCTTCAGCTGGCGCCTGCTGCGTGGTTGGCCTGGGCGCCTGTGCTTCACCAGGCTCAGGTCTCCGATGGGTGCGACTCTAGCGCCAGGCTGGAAGCACAGCCGGCAGTGGGGCCACGGATGGCGCGCCGTGCCGCGCAGGCTGCTGCCGTCGTAGATGGTGACAAGACACCGACCACCACAGGCCTGGCACTGTGCGAGCACGTGGCCCGTGGCCCTGCCGATCCGCTCTGCTTCTGTCCAATCATAGTGGGCGGGACATTCCGCCCCTGTTACACAGGGGCCTGCGTCCCGCCCCTGGGTGTAACAGTAGGGGTTCTCCCGCCCTGTCCCGCCCCTCGTCCCGCCCCTTGAGCTGGTGTTATTCATATTTCGTCCCGCTTTGTCCCGCCCCTCGTCCCGCCCGGGACGGAGCCGTCCCGCCCCCGGGACGGCCCTGCATCATCCCTGGTCACAGACGTGCAACCATCAGGTTGCGTCGTCCCGCCCCTTGACCTGGTGTTATTCATTCCAGGTACTCGATTTCGTCACGACGCCTGACCATCTCTGGGTGCTCAGCGGAACGTTCCAGATACTCCAATTCGATCAGACGTTCGATGGCGTTACCGATGTCTGGGCGTAGTACGCCTGGACGTTTGCACCTGTCTTTGATCATCGTCACCGTCAGCCAGTCACCACCCACGGCAGCCTTCACGAGCATCTCCACGCGATCTTCTGGCGTGGTTGCCGTAGCCGCCTTCACCGTGGGCAGCAGCACGCGCTCGTCCAGGCCCAGTGCAGGGCTGTGCACCAGATCGAAGTGCAGTGGGCTGATGGTCTCGCGATCCTTGGCCTTCGGGTTGGTCAGCGTTGCCGGCCCTTTGGGTTGCTGGGTGGTGGAGTCACGCTCCCTGTCCAGCCGATAGATCAGGTCTGCCTGATCTTCCTGCGATGAGAATCCACGCACGCCACGTGTCGCATCTTTGCCGGCATGAGCGATGCCCACCACGGTGCGCTGTGGTGACGCCAACGCATGCAGGCCCTGGAACACCAGATCTGCTTCGTGGGTGTTCATGTCTGCACCCACGCCACCCCTGGCAATGGTGTCCACCACCACCAGCACCACTCCTAGCCTGTCGAGCTCGTCGGCCATCTCTGTCATGGCTGTTGGGTTGGAGAGCCGTGGCAGGTTGCGCCCAGCCAGGTGATAGCTGGCGCCTGGTTCTACACCGTGATGGGCTGCCCATGCGTGGGCGCGCCTGTGGATGCTGACAGGCGCCTCATAGCCCAGCACTGCGATGGCGCCAGGGTGGGCCACTATCCGCCCATGCCAGTCTTTGCCGGTGGCTACGCTCATCGCCCAGTCAATGGCCAGGAAGCTCTTGAAGCAGCCCCATCTGGCATACAGCAGGGTGACTGCGCCCAGGTCGAGCACTCCTTCGATCAGTGGGACAGGTGCAGGGAACAGGTGAGACCAGCCGTAGAACATCGTGCTGGCCTGCGCCGGCTGGGCTTTGGCCCTGAGCTCTGCGATGCGCCACTCGTCCACGGCCTGCGCTTCTGCGACAGCCCACAGCAGGCCGTTGGTGAACTCGCTGCTGGCATCGATCAGGCGCCCAGTCTCGCCACTGGCACGCATCACGCTGTCCCACCACTCAGCCAACAGATCCAGCAAGTCATCTGCTGGATACCAGCCAGCACGTGCTTCACGCAGGCCCCAGCACGCTGCCCGTATCAGCGCATCATGCCGGCCACCCACCGTGACAGCAGCGAGATGGGTGCTGATGCCACCCAGTCCCTGCAGGCGCAGTGTTTCTGTGTGTGCTTCGCAGAACGCTACGAGCTCGCTGGCTGTTGCCGGCAGGTCTGCCAGTTTGCCTGATGGGCCGGTATCGGCCAGGCCGTTGATCCAGGACCACGGTAGTTCTGGCAGGTCGGCCACGTCCCAGATGGCGCAGGGGTCACCTGATGCTTCATCGATCACCTGGTATTCGGTGCCTGTGGCTGGGTTGAGTCCTGCGAGCATCGCGTAGCGGTGATGGGGCTGGATGACTTCCACCCCTTCGCACAGCACACCAGGGAACGTGGTGCCCACAGGCACCCTGTAGAACCTGATGCCTGACATATCGTCGCGTGCTGTGGTCATCATCGTTTTTGGGAGTGGCCCGTATCGTTGGCCCAGCTCGTTGGCCCGTTCCCTGGTGCCTGGCTTGTACAGGTCGAAGTCGAAACCGACTACGCCATCGGTGGCGCGCACTGCCAGCGACCGATCACTCCAGTGGATGGCTGCCACTTCTGCCCTGGTGTAGTTGATGCCGCGATAACCAGTCCTGTTGTCTGGTGGTGGGAACTTTTTGCCTGCCGGCATGTCGAGCACTGCCCATCCTGCATCGAAGATGGCCAGCGCCTCTTCTGGGCTCATTGCCGCATCAGCTGCTGGATGAAGTCGAACGCATCCACGACAGCAAACGGTGCAGGCCTGCTGCCGTACAGCACAGGCCCATACTTGTCATCTTCGCCACGCATGAAGCGCAGCTGCATCTCGCCATCATCATCAGTGCGCATCGCTTCGACCCTGTACAGCCTGTCCCTGTGATGGATGACCACTTCACGGCTGTGCTCCAGCATCGATGGCGCCGGTCTGGACCATCGAAACCAGCCTTCGCCCACGTTCCACAGGCGCGCCCATCGTTCTGGCGTCCAGCGGTAGATCCAGGTCAGCTGGGCGCCGTAGGCGGCTTCCCTGGCGGCGATGTCGCGCACGTCCAGGAAGTCTGACTGCAGTTCGAAGATCCTGTTGTCGCCCACGATGTCTGCGCGATGGTTGGCCACCTTCACTTCTGTCTGCCAGCCCAGGTGCTTGGCCCACAGCTTCCAGGCTGCGTGCCACGCTGACTCGTCGCTGTTGGTGCACTCGCTGTCAGGCCTGTGTGACCAGTGCCAGATCAGGATGTCACCACACTTGGCGATGAGCTCTTCGTGGCAGGTTGGGCAGATGGTCCTTCCACCGGGGGTGGGTGTGGATAGGGTGTGCATTGCGCTCCGATCAGGGCAGCGGACGAGACCCACCCTGTTTGGGGTGGGTCTCGCTCTGTGTGGTTGATGAGTTAGCTGCTGAACAGGTCCAGCGGTACGCTGGCAGCAGCAGGCGCCTGGTACTGCGCCGTATACAGCTTGGCCACCTTGCCGTTGCCCAGATCCTGCCGGCCAGTGTAGGCAACAGCGAGCTGGGCGCCGATGTCCACAGCGCTGGCGCCGGCAGCACGCACTGCTGCACCGATGGCAGACAGCATGGACAACCCTTCACCTGTGGTGGGCTGCTTGCCAGCAGAGCCACCCCTGGCCCACAGCGCCACGGTGTCACCGTTCGCCGTTTCCAGAGTGATGACCCACAGCATGATGGGTGAGCCATCAGCAAACGTGCCCAGCTTGCCTTCCAGGTCTGTCTGTTGACGCTGTTCCATGTTGATGATGCGACCTGCGTGCTTGTCACCGATCTGGGTGAACTTGGCGCTGGGGCCTGACTCCATTGCCGACAATGGGATGCTTACGCTCATTGCTTACTCGCTTTCTATGGTGGTTCCTGGGAAGAGCTCCAGCACCAAAGCCAGGTTGTCTGGGAATGGGATGGAGCACCGTTTTTCCACGCCATCCAGCACTGCTGAGATGGCCTGGAATTGTGCCGGCTGTGCTTGTCGCACAGATGGCATGCCTGGTGGCCAGTAGGCCATCAGATCCTGTCTGGCTGCAGGGTGGGTGCCGATGGCATCCACTCGCTGCTGCAGCACAGATCGTAGTAGTTCTGGGTCTGGCTCTGAGACAGGCGCCGGCGCTGGCTCGCCCTTCCTGGGCCCTACAGCATCCAGCGATGCCTGCAGCTGCTCCACCAGGCTGTCGGCAGGCTCCAGCGGCGCAGCTATCGAGCTCGCGGTATTGCGCCAGCCACGAGTCCACATGCTGTGCTCAAAGGCTTCCCAGCCGCGTGCCGTATCGACCAGGTAGAGGTCCAGCCTGCCCTGGCCTGCCGGCAGGTGCATGATCAGCGCCCTGTTGCGGTCCACTTGCGGCATCTCCAGGCGCTGATCCTTGCTGCCGTTGGCAGCAGCACCCTGCTGGTAGATGGCGTCAGCGTGGTTGTAGATGGCCATCTGCACTGCGATCTGCAGCCAGCTGTACTCCAGGTTGTCGCCTGTTTTGAGGTCTGCGATCATCGGCACACCGTTGACGATGGCGATACGGTCGAACGTGCCAGCCACCTGCCAATCGTCCAGCACACAGGTGCGCTCTATGTATCGCTGGTCGATAGTGATGCCAGCGTTATCTAGGCCTATCAGGTAGGCGCCCAGGTCTGTCGCTGTCTCGTCTGACAAGTGCCCTATGTCTCTGCCGGCATCTGCAGCAGCGGTGATGGCATGCAGCGCAGTGCCGATCTTGGCCCTGTCGCTGCTGCCACCAGCCTCCTGGCATTCTTCCACCAGCGCCTTGGCTTGCGCCTTGCTGGCTGGGCTGTTGTACCAAGGGTCGCCGTTGGTTTCTGCGATCAGGGCTTCCCACTGTGCACGCAAGCCCTTGCGCACCATCAGCCCGGTTATCGCCATCGTCGCTTTCCAGGCTGCCAGGCCACCTTCCGCATCCAGGGTTTTGGCCACCGTGGTGGCGCGCGTGTAGCCCAGGGCGCCCCTGGTGCTTCCTGGTGGCACCACCAGGTAGCGGCCCCACCTGTCCCTGCGCACTTCATCTGGGATAGGGATGGATGTCATAGTTGTTCGTTTCTGTGAAGGGTCCAGATACAGGCGCAGCGCGCCTTGCCGTGCTTGCAGGCGTGGCCGTCCCTGGTGGACTTGCGCCAGCCATGCACCACCACCAGCCAGCCTGCGTCTTTCAGGCGCAGCAGGTCTGCCCAGTGGTCATCATCGTGCATCTTGTTGCGCCTGGCGCTGACGTTGCCAGCGCTGGTCACCTGCACACCCAAGGTCTCTCTGTGCCTGACAGCGAGCAGGTCGAGCATGCCGAACAGGTCATGACGTTTGCCACCCTGGTAGCGCTCCACGATGTCAACCATCCAGCCCTGGTGGCGCAGGTGACGCAGCGACAGCTGGGTGGTTGGCGCTACCACGCCCAACGCCAAGCCACGATGACGATGGCGGCCCAGCCGATGAAGCCAGCCACCGTGATGATGGTGAAACCCAGCGGTCTCACGTCGACATCACCCTCAGGTCAGGGTTGTTGATCACGAGCTCGCAGCGCAGGCGCCACTTGTCAGGATCTGGCCTGTCGAACTTGATCCGTTCCTGGTGCAGCTTGTAGGTCAACGCACCCAGCAGGCTCACCGTCAGGTTAGCGAAGTCACCATCTCTGACCACCTTGCAGCCGTACCAGCCACCGTCGTAGCGGCGCTGTTCCCAGATCACAGTGTCACTCATGCGGCAACACCACCAACCACTGAAACGTGGACCCTGGGCCATCAGCGTCATGCAGCATCAAGTGGCCAAGGTGGGACTGGCAAGCGCGAATCATCGGCAGGGGATACCTGGCATGCAGTGGGTGGACGTTTTCGCCAGTATCAGCGTTGTAGCTGGCATAGGCGCGCAGCTTCATCGGATGCGGGCAGCCGTCATAATCGCAGTTCACAGCGTCCACGGTGCCCACCCTGCTGCCTGGTACAGCGCCAGCGCTGCACTGATGTTCGTCTGTGCGTCCAGCAATTGGCCGGCGCTGGTGACGCCCATTCCTGCCAGCCAGGCCCTGTGGGCTGCGAAGTGAATCTGGAAGAGACCGAAGCAGCATGCGTTGCGCGCCCCTGGTTGCAGCCTGGATTCACGCGTAGCGATGCGTACCGCCTCCTGCTCGCTGTCGTCAGGCCACGCTGCCCTGATCAGGCTCTCCACGTCCGTTACAGGTGCTGGCGCTGGTGGGTTGACTCGTACTGCCACAGCGCCTGCTGTGGCTGCTGTGAGGCTCGCCAGCGTCTGCGGCCCTGCGATGCCATCCACCGTCAGACCGTTGGCGCGCTGCCAGTGACGCACGGCGCGATCTGCTCGTGCAGGCGTGTTCACGCTGTAGCCGAAGCTGGCTAACATCTGCAACGCTGTCGGACCTGTTGCCTGCCTCACAGGTGCCGGCAGCACTACTGGGACGGTCTGCAGGTGGCCTGCCTGAGCTCGCGGCGCACTGGGAATTGTGAGTGCACTCAGGCAGGCCACTGCGATTATTGCACCCTTCATCGTTTGCCGCTCCTGATCTGCTCTGCGTGCCAGGCGCTGCCCTGGTAGGTGATGCCAGCAGCCACGCAGGCTGCATAGAAGTCATCCTCTGACATCGCTGCGACGTTGGCGCAGGCCTGCTGGAGTCGTTCGTCAGTCATGGCGCACCACCGTCACTTCTTCCAGCAGTGGGTCGTGGACGATGTTGAGCTCGCGCATCCTGCGTGGCGAGACAGGGCGCTGGGCGCGCTGGTGCATGGCGCGGATCTTCACGGCGCCGTCAATCGCTACATAGGCGATGGCCAGCACCAGCACTCCGATCAGGGCTGCGTTCACTTGTGCACCTTGGCCCATTCCAGCAGGGCTTCAGCTTCCAGCTTGTCAGCCTTGTCCCGATACTCCTGGGCTTGTGCGTCGCGCCTGTCTGCTGTTCTTCGGAACAGGGCAGCGCGTGCAAACAGTGGTGCGTACTGATCTGCAGCCTGGCGTGCAGGGCTGCGCTCCTTCGTGGTGGTCATAGGGTTGCGAACAGTAGGCCACTTCCCTAACCGATGTCAAGCATTACCTGCGTCTGAAGAAGAGCACCAGGAAGACGACCACCACCACGACCAGCACAGCGCCTGTGCTGATGATGATGGCGCTGGCGCTCATACCCTGCGCCAAAACTCTGCGCCAGTCCAGTCATGCCGGCTGTCACCTGCCGGCAGCGGTCCCACCAGCACGCAATTAAACAGGCCTGCGACATCGCCCAGCTGCTCGAAGTCGTGGCCCTTGCGATGCGCTTCACCACGATGGGCGCCCACGACCTGATCCACTGTGGCAGACCCAGGGCCAGCCCAGGTGACGTACAGCGCCTGGCCCTGGCTGTCTGTCTCTGCCAGGAATTGCGCATCGCTGTCGCTGAGTATCAGCAGACGTACCTGCATATCGTCACCGTCTTTCGCTGGTGGTGGTGGCATGTCTGCACTGCGCAGCCACGCTTCTTCCCTGATGTCATCCAGTGACCAGGTGCCGCTGCTGTTCGCAGCCTCGGGCATCCAGGCACCCTCTACGCTGTCAGCTCGTGCTGGGTCGATCTTGCGACTGGCGCCGGCGTAGTAGCTGTGGGTTGCGCAATCATCGGGCTGCAGGCCGTAGGCAGCTGCCAGAGCGTTATTGATGGTGAAGTACGCATCCACCTGCACCTGCGGCCAGGCACCACCCACGCCATCGTTAGCTGCTTCAATGCCGATGGCATGCGTGTTGCACTGATCGCTCGGTACTACGCCCTTCGACATGATCATCGCTTGACCTTTGCCGTTGGTGTTCGTGGCCCCCGCGGCACAGACCCACACCGACCCGTCACGGGCGAGGTACAGGTTCGCCAACGGGGCGTCAGGTGAGCCGTACACGATGTATGACACGTCGTTCTCCGCCGTCGTGTCAGACGCAGTGTGGTGCCACATGATCACCCACGGCCGATCACCATCGAACCCGCCCGAACCTCGGCCTCGAGTACCCCAGCCGTCGACCTCGATCACGACCAGGCCCGCGCCGCGCAGCACATCGGCGAGCTCGGTGAGATACCGGGAACCCATCAGCCAAGATCTCTCACGAGCACCCGGCGCCGGATCATCTCGACATCATCGACGAGGCGATGGATGCGCGCCTCGATGTCGTCACGATGATCGACGAGCCACAGGATGCGCCGACCGATCGTCTGCAGCTGATCGATCACCGGATCGGTCGCATCCCAGGCGTCATCCGGGTCGTAGTCGCCGAACTCGCTCATCGCTTCTTGGCGGTGCTCGCTGATGTGCCGGCCGGCATGTGGGCTTGGACGGCGGAGAGGATCATCTGGTCGGTGATCACTGATTCGTCGCCGCCGGGGTCGGGGTTGCCGGCGGCGAGCGCGGAGGCGTAGGCGGCCTCGATGTCGGCGGCGGCCGAGACGGGCCAGATGACGGTCCACATCGCTTGGACCGGGTTGTCTGATCCCTCGGCGGCGGTGCAGGCGGTGACGCGCCCTTGGAATGGCTGGTCGTTGGCGCAGCGGTTGATGGTGGCGAATGACATTTTGGAACTCGCTTTCTATTGGGCGTACACCTGGACGGATCCTTTGCCGGCGCCGATCGCCGCGCCGCCGTAGCCGCCGTTCGCTGTGATGCGACCTCGCGAAGCCGTACTGCCGCCCGCGGCGACTGTCCACGCAGATGAAACAGATACCTGGATGTACTGGCTGATAGCCGGGCACATTGAGTTGCATGGCGGCTGAACAGCCGTCCCGGTCGCCACTTGGAAGACGGAACACGCGGCGACCATCAACGGCCCGGCATCGTTGCGGAAGCCGAGGTCGTATGTTGCGCGGACGATCGTCGGGAACGGGAAGGTCGGCGGGGTGATCGTGAGAATGTCGATCGGGCCGACGGCGAGCGGCACCGAGGCCGCCGAGATGGCGTCACCAGACCAGACGAGCGCGCCGGGCTGCTGGCTCGTCAGTCTGCGCTGATCGCTCAGGGCCGAGCCGGTGATCTTGGCGATCGGCAGCTCGTAGATCCCGGTCGGCGACTGGGACGGCACGCTCGCGGCGTCGAGGTAGAGCAGCTGCGCCGAGTTGGCGGCCGGGTCGAACCGCACGACGGCGAGCCCGTTGGCGGTGACGGTCAGCACCTGGTCGCCGAGCAGTTCGCAGTAGTGGCCGTCGACCCATGCCGCGCCCGACTTGATCGTCAGGTTCGGGTAGGCGAGCGTCGGGACCAGCTCGCCGCCGGTCCCGAGACAGACTCCGGTCTGCGCCCAGTAGCGGGCCATCTTGCGCCAGCGTGCTTCGTTGGCGACGGAGCCATCGGCGGCATCGGTGGGCCATACGTTCATCGCGACCATGTCGGCCTCCTCAGATTCTCTCGAGCTGGCGCACGCGGCGGTCGAGGCCGGCGAGCGAACGGAACAGGGCAAGGTCCCCGGCGGGAGCGCCGACCGAAGGGATGATCGTGACGCCCTGCTCATTGAGCGAGACGTGGACCTCGCGGACTTGGTCGTAGACGGTGAGGCCTCCGGCGCGGACCGTCACCAGATCGCCGAGCGACCAGTCGTGGCCGAACTCCTGACCGGGGGTATCGATCGGCGTGAACACGACCGTGGTCGGGCGGATCCCGGCTGCGAGGGTCTCCGCCGCGGCCTTGTCGAGCTCCGCCACGTCGCTCGTGTCGCGGCGGTCCTGGAAGCTCTCAGCGAGCCCCCAGGTGGCGACGCTGCCCGGGCTCGAGGCCTCGCGGATCAGGCGCGCCGAGCCGGTGCCGGCCCCGGCGACGACGACCTTGTTGGCGGTCGCGGCCTCGGCGACCATCGTCCAGGCGCCGAGGGTCTCGAGGCCGGCGGAGAAGATCGCTCCGCGGTCCTGCGCGGCGTAGGCGTGGAATGTTAGGTCGACCACGTCGAACAGCAGCCCGGCGGGGCGGGCGGTGTCCTGGCAGAGGGTGAGGAGGTTCTGCCAGCGGGCCGAGACGGTGACGGCCGGCCCTGCGGGCGCGGGGACGGGGACGGCGAGCCCGGGCACCCTGCGGTCGACCGTGGCGGAGGGTCCGGCGTTGACGCGGACGAGTTCGGCGAGGACGGCGGCGACGTTGCCGGTGTGCACGTCGTACGCGGTTGTGGAGTAGGGCGGCGCCGGGGTGGCGGGTTGCGGGTGGGCGTTGCGGCGTTGCAGCCAGATGGTGTCGTCGACGCCGGAGACTTGGAGCATGTCGCCGTCGATCTCGACGGAGCGCTCGAGGTGGGTGACCGGCCCGGAGCGCCACGCGACGCCGTCGACCGCGACCTCGAGGCGGGCGAAACTGTCGGAGAGGAACCAGGCGCCGGCATCGGTGTCGGAGGGCAGCGTCACAGACCAGGTCGACACGTCGTTGGCCCGAGCTCGGACCTCGCAGCTCTCATACGGGTCGATCTGCGCCTGGCGGGTGCCGACCCGATCGGTGACGTAGAGCTCCCATTGCGCGGTCATGCGGAGAGCCACCTGGTGCGCCATGCGAACTGCACTTTCGAGGCGGCGGTGCCGCCGGCGAAGCCGATGCTGATCCGGTTGGGTCCGGGTTCGAGCGGCCACAGGATCGAGGGGTCGGTGAGCCGGCCGAAGCTGTTGACGCCGTCGAGTCGGGCCGACTTGTGGCCCGGGCGGGTGTCGACGACCAGGACGGAACCGGCGGCGATGTTGCCGGCGAACTGCCAGGCGAACCCCGTCGTCAGATTGGTCAGCGTGAGGTCGGTGCCCGGGCCGGTGGTCGTGACAATCGGCCAGGCGTCCACGTCGCCCGGGTTGGTGATCGTCGCTTGGGCGAACACGTCGCTCGAGCCGAGCACCAGCGGGAAGAACGGGAACCAGGTGAACGAGCTCGAGGCGATGGTGGCTATGAGCGAGCTCTCCGTCGAGTCCTGCCAGTAGGGGTCGGCGGCACGGAAGCCGAGAGTGGTGAGACCGAGGAGCGGCCATTCCTCGGCGAGGTCCTCGAGCCCGGTCTCGTAGACGCAGATCAGCTGGCGGCCGGCGTGGTCGCCCTGGACCACGGTGAGGGTGCCCTCACCCTTCAGCGGGTCGAGCGCCCGGGCCCAGCGGCGTAGCTCGTCGCGGCCGGCGGTCGGGCCGGGGGTGACGACGGGGATGAGGGCGAGGCGTTCCTCGTGGCGGGCGTGGCGGAACCGGCCGCCTTGGGATTGAGGGGTGCGGATCGTGTGGATCGATACGGGCGGCATCATCCGCTGTTCGGCCTCGGTGCGGGTCACGAACCGGATCGTCTCGCCTTGCGCGCTGCGCCACTCGTGGGTTTCGCAGTCGGCGTCGGGTTCCCACGGTGCGAGGGCGGTCACGGGACGCCTGCCATGAGCTCGAGGCGACGGAATCCGTAGGCGATGTCGGAGGCGTCGGCGGTGCGCGGGTAGATGTTGAGGGTGTAGCCGCCGCGTTCCTCGCGCATGATCTGGCGCAGCAGCGCCTCGGGTGCGACGATCTCGGTGCCGGCCTCACCGCCGATGAACAGCGTCGGCGAGGTGAGCACTCCGCCGCCGGCGAGCTCGGGGATGTGCGGCAGCTTGCCGAGGGATTGACCTCCGAACGAGCCGCCGCCGATGTCGCCGAGCGGGGTGCTGACCTTGGGGATGTGGATCTCTGGGATCTTGAACTCGATCGAGTTCCAGACGCGAATGACGGCGTTGATCGGGGCGGTCATGGCGTCGACGACCTTGCCGATGGCGGTCTTTACGCCGTCGACGATGGCCTCGAAAATCCCGGCGAACTTGTCGAAAATTCCCTTGACGGTATCGAAGACGACTTGGGCGCCGGTGCTGATCCCGTCCCAGGCCCCTTGGATCAAATCCTTGGCGGTTTGGATCGGGCCGGCGATGATGTCGGTCAGCTTGTGCCAGTTGTCGTTGATCCAGTTCCAGACGCTCTGTGCCGCGCCGGTGATCGTGTCCCAGTTGCGCACGACGATCAGCACGGCGGCACCGATGGGTCCGGTGATGATCGCCAGCAGCAGCGGCCAGTTGTCTTTCACCCAGTTGAACGCATCCTCGACGGCGCCGCGGACGGTCTCCCACACCTTCTTGCTGACGTCGACGATGGTGTCCCAGTTGTGGATGATCAGGTAGGCGACGCCGGCGATGACGGCGCCGATGGCGATGAACGGCGCAGCAGCGAGCAGCGTCGCCGCAGCCGCAGCCGCGGCTCCGGCAGCCCAGGCGAGGAACGCAGGGCCGAGCGTCGCGGTGATCACCAGCCCGACGGCGACGAGGGCGGCGATGACAACGTCCTTATTGTCCATGATCCACCCGAACACGGTCGAGATCGCAGGGAACACGTCCTCGGTCAGCACGGTGGCGAGGGTCCCGACGATCGGCAGCAGCGCCGAGCCGATCGTCTCCGACATCTCCCCCATGGCGATCTCGGCCCCGCGCATCTTCCCCGCGGTCGAGTCGGCCGCGACCGCAGCCTGACCCTCGAAGGTCTTCGACATCGACGCCATGATCTCGTCGAGGGATTTGGCGGAGCCGTCTGCGTTGTTGGTTTCGACGCCGAGCTTCTTCAGCGCCCCGGTCTGGCCCTGCGCCGCTTTCATCATCGCGGTCGTCACGGTGCCGAGGTCCTTGCCGGTGCCGGCCGACACGTCGGTGGCGATAGCGAGCGCCTTCTGCGCCTCCTCGGTGTCGCCGAACCCTCGAGCGAGGTCTGCGAGCGCCGGGCGCAGGTCGTCATCGGCGAGCGCGGTCTGCTGCGACAGCTTGCTGATGTAGTCCTCGGCGGCGGCAATCTGATCGGAGGTCGCCCCGGTCGTGTTCTTCAGAGTCTGGGCGAGCTTGCCTTGAGCCTCGGCGTCGGCCGCTGCCGCGTCGACCGCGCTCTTGCCGAAGTCGACAATCGCGCCGACGGCGAACGCGCCACCGATGGCGATACCGGCGGTCTTACCGAAGCTCGACAGCTTCGAAGATGCGCCAGAGGTCGCCTTGTCGACCTCGCTGGTCATCTTCGAGGTGTCGGCGAGGAACTTCGCCGTGATCGTCGGCCCGGATGCCATCAGGCCTCACCTCTTGCGGCGGGCTGCTCGCTCGCGCGCCTTGAGCTCGTCGCGCATGTAGCCAACGAACGCTCGATAGGTGTCATCATCCATCTCGTACACCTCGGCCGGGCTCAGTCGCCAGAACCGGCAGAAGGCGGCGAGCTCTCTGAGGCGACGAGATTCGTAGGGTCCACGTCGAGGGCGCCCTCCTCGACCTGCACCGTGACATCGTCGCAATCGGCCCAGCGCAACCCGGGCCGGTCGCGGCGCAACTTGAGCCAGATCAGGGTCTGGATCCGGTCGGCGCTGTCGGCCTCCGGGCCACACAGCTGATCGAACGTCTTGCCGGTCTCGGCCTTCAATGCTCGCTGCGCGCCGGGCGAGGGGATGCGGCGGGCCTCGGCGGCCTTCAGCTCGAGGAGCTCCGGCAGCTCGAGAGCGAGCCGGCGCTGCTCCTCCTCCGTCGCCCCGTTCATGCTGATGGTGTCGACCATGCGAACCTCCGTGCGCTGTCATCGGCGGCCTCGGCGGCCACCTGCTCGTACTCGTCTTGCGCCTCGAGCGCCGACGGCCACACGTAGCGGCCGTCGGGGACGTAGCTGCGGCCGCGGGTGCCACCGAACTCGATCCACCCGTCGTAGGCGACGCTGCCGTCGTAGCCGACCTCGACACCCTCGTCGTCGCTCGAGGCCTCGACGGAACCGGCGAGCTGCCCCGACAGGTGCGGCACGCGACCGGCGATGATGCCGGCGACGCGGTGTGCGAACGGCTCCGAGGCCTTCGACACCTGCGGGCCGAGCTCGGACGCCCACTTGCGCATGTCGGCCATCGCCTCGCTGCCGCCGACGAACTCGACGTGCGGCTCGGTCATGCGCTGGCGCCGACCTGGACGAGTGCCTCGAGGGTGGAGAGCAGCGTCGCCCGGTTCTTGCCTGCTCGCTCGGCGGCGACAATGGCGGAGTGTTCGCCCGGGTGCTCGGCGAGGTACTCCTCGACCTCGGCGACGGTGTGGGCGGCGGGGTCGAACCCGCCGGCGCGCCCGGCGACCGGGACGATGTTCGTGATCGGCGTGTTCAACCAACCGGTGATCGACCACTCGAGGTCGAACGAGGAGGCGTCGCCGACATCGCCCGACAGCGGGGTGAAGGGCTGCGGGATGAGCTCGCCCGTGTACTCCGGGTTCGTTGCCGAGACCGGCTGGCTCGAGGAGGCCACCACCGTGAACGGCACCGGGACCCCGCCCTCGACTGCGGCGGTGAGCACCTCGTTGGTGCCCTCCGGGTCATAGCTGTGGTACAGCGACGCCTTCAACGTCCACTTCACCGAGCCTGGATACTCTCGGATACCACACGAGCTCTTGACCTCGATCGTCGCCACATCAGGGGTTAGCTCGATGTGCGACATGAGGCACTTCAGCGATGAGCCGGAGATCGTGAGCTCCGGATTTGTGAGAATGACTGGCTCGAGATCGGCCATCAGGACCCTCCTGTGATCGGGCAGCGAAGCGTGATGCGTGCTGCGAGGTAGTTGACGTTTCCAATGGTGAAGACGCGCGGGCCCGAGACCGTGTCGAGCGGCCAGGCGCCGCCGTCGGCGGCCAGGCGGCCGAGCGTGTAGTCGACGAGACTTTCGAGCTGCTCGACGCCGGCGCCAGGCACGAGCCGACTGGCGACGCAGGTGATCACCAGTCGGCCCGTGCGCAGGCATGCCGTCTCAGGCGTCAGCCACGGCTCACCCCAGCCGAGCATCAACGCCGGCGGCTCGATCGAGTCGACGAGATCGACGAGCACGTCTGGATCGGCGTCGTCGACCGGTGCCAGCACGGCGGCCAGCTTCGAGCGGGCGTCGAGCAGATTCACGCGACGACTCCGGCCGTGCGCTTCAGTGGCTGCAGCGTCGCGCCGTAGCGGAAGGCGAACCCGTCGGGTGGTGTGAGTAGCCCGGTCTGATCGAAGCCGCCGGCACCGAAGACGACGTCGTTCGCCTTGTACCACTCGCAGCCGCGGGCGATGTTGACCGACACGGCGAGCGGATCGGCGGGATCGATCGGGTCGTCGACCGTGCGATCGACGGTCGAGTCGATCTCGATCGTCGCGGCGTCGAGGCAGCGCTGCAGGTCGTCAGTGTTGGCAGCCGTGACGCGACCGCGGAGCGCTGCAGCGAGCTGCTCCACGGTCGCGTAGCTCATGGCCTACTTCTTCGCAGCGCTGGCCGTGCCGGCCACGGGAGAAACGGCGACCTCGCACAGCGCGAGGGGCTCGGGAACGGCTGCCTTGCCTCGCGTCTCGGCGAGGATCACGAGCGTGTTCTTGATGAACAGGTCGGCGTGCGAGTCGCTCATGAAGACGCTCGAGACGTTGCGGTCGAACCAGACGACGCCGGCCTTGAAGTCGCCGACGGTCGCAGTGCCGACTGGCTGGAGGCGCGAGGCGATCGGGGTCAGACCCCAGAACGTCGAGCCGATCGTCGGCCCGCCGAGCGTGCCGCCCATCACGGCCATGTCGAGATCCGCCCAGTCGGCCGGGTTCAGCAACACGGCGTTCGGGTTGTAGCCGTTCGACTGAACAACGCCGATACCGACGCGGATCGCCTGGAGCAGCGTGCCGCCAAGCGGCACTGACGCCGGCGGGATAGCGGCGGCGATGAGCGCGTTGTTGATCGAGTCGGCGATCTTGAGCGTGATGCCGCGACGCAGCTTGCCCTCGATCACGGACTTGATGTAGCTCGCGTCTTCGAGTGCCTGGCGAGTCACCTGGACCCAGTGCGCCAGCGTGTCGAGCGGCGCCGACGTCGGCGTGAACGTCAGCACGGCCTCGGGCTTCGCAGCGCCCTCGGGCACGACGGCGGCCTCGGGATCGCCCGTCACGGTGACCCATTCGACCGTGCCGGCCGAGACGCCGACGACGTCGACGACCTGCAGCAGCGGCGGGATGGTGATGTCCTGGATGCGTGGCGGGAGCACGTAGTTCGGGATCGCCAGATCCGACGTCATGATCGCCGCCCGTGTCTGGTGCGGCAGGAAGTCGGTCAGCTCGACCACGCTCGACTGGCCGCGCCCGGTGTACGAGCGGAATTGCTCGGACTCGACGAAGTGCTGGCCCCACGAGGTCGACTCGAGCTCTGCGGCCTTGCGGCCCTCCGACTTCTTCTCGCGGCTCGTCTCGAGCTTGCCGGTCAGGTCGGCGAAGGCTCGCGCCGAGGCGAGCTGGTCGTTGTAATCCTTGATCTGCGGATCGATCTCGGCGCAGCGAGTCTCGGCGTCCTTGATCGCCGTCTTCTCGGCGTCGGTCAGCTCGCGATCCTCGGCCGCAGCCTTGTCCGCGTGGCGTGTCGCCAACTCGGTCAAGGTCAGCCGTTCGTCGACGAGGCGCTTCAGGTAAGCGTGCATCTCAGCCCTCCAGTGGGACGTAGCAGGTTTGGGTACCGGCGTCGGTCTTGCTGCGTTTCCACTGTCACGGGCGAGTCGCCAGGCCTGGCGAGCGTTTCCGCTTTCGTGGGCGAGAGTAGGTTCGCGCTCGAGGGCGACGTTAGTCGCTTCGCCAGCGCGAAGGAAGCACCACCGGTGCGAGGTTGACGTCAGGCATCGGCGGCAGCACCGACGAGTTGGCCGTGCGCGTGGCGAGCACGCGGGCGCCGTCGTAGGCTCCGATCGGGCACAGCGACACCTCGTGGAGTTGCGCCTCGATGATCTCCCGGGCGCCGTCGGCGGCTTGCCTCTCACGCTTCGGTATGAAACCGACCGAGAAGGCGTCGAGCATGCCCTCTTGGACCTCGAGCAGGACGTCGTCGCCCGGTGGGGTGGCGGCGATGCGGAACTGCGCCCAGCATCCGCCGTCGTGTGTCGGCTTCCACTGCAGCGCCTTGCCGACGGCCGTGTCGTGATCGTGCGATCGGAACAGCTTGATCCTCTCGCCGCGCTCCTTGATCGTGCGCGCCAGCGAGCCCGGTAGGAACCGCTCGCCTCGCGGATCGAACGTCAGGTATGTCGTTTCGCCGTATGGCACGACGATGCCCTCGACGATGCGTTGTGCCATGTCGGGCACGCGCAGCTCGACGGCGAAGGTGGCGTGGACGATCTCGGTCATAACACGTTCGCTTCCTGTAGTGGTGGGCGGTTCAGCAGCTCGCGGATCTCGTCGACGGTCAAGATCCCGATCTCGCGGGCGATCTTGAAGCCTTCCATTTGGGTCTTGAAGTCGGCTCGTAGCAGTCCCTCGATCTCGATGCGGGTGTCGGTGCCGCGTGGCAGCTGGGCGTCGAGCACGGCCTCGATCCGGGCGATCCACGGCAGCAACGTCAGCTGGTAGAGCTCGAGCATCCGCAGCTCGGTCGTCGAGTAGTCGAGGCTGTTGCCCGACGGGCCGCCGAGCATCGAGACCGGCAGCCCGAACATCAACGCGATCTGCGACAACGTGAGCTGCGCGAACGCGGCCGCCTCGGTGTCGACCGGCGTCCAGGTCAAGGGAACGAACTCGGTCGTCGCGTTCAGGACGGCGATCGTGCGGCGGCTGCCTCCGTGCTGGGTGAGCCAGCGCGTCTTCAACGCGTCGGCCTGGTCCTGGGTGATGTTCGGCGTCGAGGTCTTCAGGTAGCCGGCCGGGACACCCGACGAGAACGCGCCCGCCATGTACGAGCGCAGCTGTTGCGCGACGCCGAGCTCGTCGCGGAAGCGTGTCAGCACGCCGGTGCCGCGCCCGTTGACGATCGGTGTCTGGCCGCGCAGGTGGATCATGTTCGTCGCGGGGATCTTCGTCTCGCCGACCCAGTAGTCGCCCTCTGTGATCGTGACGAGGTCGGGGTGCAGCTGCCACAGCGGCGGCTTCGGCGCGCCCGCCTGGTCGCGCACCGGCACGTAGACGAACCCGTCGCCCCACCACAACGCGGCGCGGATCCAATCCGACCAGAAGTCGACCCGCGACAGGCGGGCGTCGACGAGTTGCGTCGTGTCGACAACTCGCCCGTCGAGGCGTAGCGCCTGCGGGTCGGCGATCCAGGTCGGCGTCGTCAGCTTCTCGGTGTCGTCGCGGTATGCGTGCCACGGAAGCGTGCTGATCGTGTCGACGATCAGACCGGTCGCCCGCGCGACGGCCGGGATCGAGGCGCCGAAGGCTGCGCCGGCGAGCGCGCCGGGGATGGGATTACCCCATGGGCCACCCGTGCCGTTGCCGCCGGCCGGGCCGAGCCAGTACAGCCAGGGCTGCTCGACCTCCCAGCCGTCGGGCGAGTTGTGCAGCACGTCGCGCCCGTCGGTCGCCGTCAAGATGTTGCCGCGCAGCGCTCGCAAGGCGAGGCCGAGACGCGTCATAGCACGAGTCTTACCCATCGGCGAGGGATGTCGTTGCATTTGCAACAAGTTGCCATCGCGCCGGGTCACCATACGGCCGGTGACTCGAGGCGGGCGCCGACATCGCGGCATCGCCACCAGGCCATCCGCGCCGCACGAGCGGCGTCGATCGGCCGGCCGTCGTCGGGCTGGGCGAGGCGCAGAGAACCGTCGGGCGTCGAACGGGCCACGCTGGCGGCGACGTGTTCGGCGAGCAGCGGATGATGATCGTGCGCGACACGGCCCTCGACGATCGCCCGCCTCCACTCGGTCGCCGACGTCACCTCGACCTCGACCGAGTTCGGCCACACGTCAACGACGAGACCGCCCTCGACGAGCCGAGGGATCAGACCAGAGCGCTGCCGAGGCGCGACGACGACCTCGACGACACGCCAGCGCGCCGCCGCCTGCTCGAAGACGCCAGCGAGCTCGTCGTCGGTCGCCACGTCGCCAGCCCACGCGACGAACAGCTCGCCGTCCAGCGTCGCGCCGACGACCGCGACCGACGACGACCAGGCGCCGGCCAAGGCGAGCACCACCTCGGTCCCCGCGACCGGCGCGCCAACGGTCGGGCACGCTTCCCACGCGCCCGACGGCAGCCAATCGGTCACGACGGCGTCGACCCACTGGCCGAGCCGGTAGCAGCGGAACTCGGCCTCGCTCACCAGCTTGAGCTCGGCCTCGAGCTGATCGACGCGCAGCAGACCGGCGGCGATACCGGGGTTGGCCCGCTTCCACTCGGCGCGGTCATCGATCCGGCAGCCTGCCCGGGCGGCATGCTCGAGCCAGGCGACGCTCGCGCCGGCGAGCGCCTGGGCCCGCAGGCCGGCCAGCGCCGAATCGCGACCGCCGGGCGCCGGCGTGCCGATCGCCAACACCAGCGAGGCGTCGCGCTTGCCCGCGCCCTGGACGAGCGCCGCCCACACCTCGGGCGTCACGGTCTGCGCCTCGTCGACCAGCGCGACCGAAGGGTTGAGACCTTGCAGCCGGTCGACGTTCGCCGGCAGCGGCAGCAGCTCGCCACCGTTCCAGGCGCACAGGGCACGCCGATCGTTGCTCGCCTTGAAGACGCGCACCCGATCGTTGAGCTCCGGGTTCAGCGCGACGATCCGCTGGATCGGTCGCCACAGCGTGGTCTGCACACTCATGCCGTTGAAGCCGACGAGCGGCACCTGCGGCGCGTCCGGGTCGTCGCACAGCGCCCACAGCGCGACCGCCGCCCACAGCGTCGACTTCGCATTGCCCCTCGGGATCTGCAGCCCGCCGACGCGCACGCCATCGGCCAGCATCGCCTCGAGCTGGATCCGTTGGAAACGATGCAGCTCGATCGGCCGACCGGTCAGCGGCCCCGACGGCACGCGGCAGTAGGTCT